AAGAAAGAAAAAGATCTTGTAAAGCAGGTGACAGACGAGGTGATGGAGAGGGTCATTGGTACGTCCATACTCTACTACCCTATTAGCTTGTCTCATTCCGATTTCCACCCGCTTTACGGCGAGGCAATAAACAAGACATACTTACCCCCCATTCATGTCGAGGTTTTGGCAGACTGGGAAGGGGAAGAAACGACAAACTCGTCATTCGGCATAGACAAGAAATCCTCAGTCACTATCCACTTTCATAAGCGCCGACTTACTGAAGACCAAAACCTTTTTGTTAGAGAGGGCGACTTTATTCAGTATGGTGAGCAGAAATATGAAATTGTAAGTCTATCTCAGCCAAAACTTATATTTGGTCAGGCAGATTCGAAGTTAGAGGTGTCTGCCAGGTGCGTAAGAGCACGAGACGGCACGTTCCCATCAGAGTCTTATCCAGATCCAGAAGAAACCGATCCTAGATATACAGCAGCCCCCGCATGCGATCCTATTGAAGAGATAAGAGTGCTCACTGGAGATACAACCTCTACTGGCGGATCTGGAGAGCAACCATGCACTCAGGTGTATGAGCGCCCAGGCGCACCCCCTCCTCCTTTGTTCACCGGAGCGAAAGAGTCTAGGCTTGTAAAACAGGTTGGCGACGAGCTCCTTGAAAGAGTGATCGGCCAGCAAATTGTCTATTTTCCCATCTCGCTACCCCATTCGGACTTCCACAAACTCTATGGAGAAGCAATAAACAAGACCTTTCTTCCTCCTGTGCATGTCTTTGCTGCAGTAGACTGGAAAGGCAGCGAAACTACCACAACAAACTACGGAATTGATAGAAAATCCGCCATTGATGTTAAATTTCACAAACGTCGACTCACTGAAGATCAAAATCTCTTTGTTAGAGAAGGTGACTTTGTACTTTATGGTAAGATTTTATATGAAATTGTCAAAGTTGGGCAGCCAAGGCTTCTTTTTGGCAAGATAGACGAGAAATACGAGGTCGTTGCCTCTTGTATTAGAGCTAGAGAGGGCACTTTTAGAATATCTGAAGTAGAGGGAGTGGTAAGTGAGTTCGATCTGGACTCCGTAACCGCATGCGACAACGCAAACCTTATTATTCCCGATGGTGTAGACAATACTATGGCAAATGTCGGCTCCGGAGACGGAATTTTCAAAAACAAGACAGGCATCCAATTTAACATGAAATCTATCGTAGCAGGTGAGAACATTGTCATCACCTCTACTGATAACGAAATAAAAATAGAGTCTGCCGGAGAAATCAGCGGAACAATCACAAATGCACTAACAGCTTCTTATGTTGAAACGGCCCAAACAGCATCATGGGTTTCCGGTGCAAATGTTTATGGCCCCGTCGCAAGCGCACTAACAGCTTCTTATGTTGAAACGGCCCAAACAGCATCTTACGTTGCTGCTTCTTCTGTCGACGGCACAGTGTCGAGTGCACTAACAGCTTCTTACGTCGAAACCGCTCAAACAGCATCTTACGTTGCTGCTTCTTCTGTCGACGGCACAGTAGCGAACGCTTTGACCTCTTCCTATGCCCTCACCGCGTCGCATATACTCGGAGCCAGCGTGTCAGGCCAGGTTGCTACTGCTGCAACTGCATCTTTTTATCTGGAAACAGATACTCTGGATTCTGTTGTCGCAAGAGGCTCTGTAACTACAGGCTCCATCACAGTGGCAGAAGTTACAGCTTCTGGTTTTTCCGCTGCAGGTCACTACATTCCAACTGACGACTCTGTTTACGACATCGGCACCGCCGACAAACAGGTTAGAGATATTTATGTTTCCACTGGATCTATTATTTTCGGTGGAACACACAGGATTGAAGTAAACAAAGATACAAATACTTTTAATTTTGACGCCCCCGCCGCCGAGGGCCTTACAATTCCATGTGTCGATCATATCAATGGCCACGACTATCAAGATGGGACTCTCTTGTACGACAAGGAATCTCAAAAGTTCAAATTTAGACAACAAGGCCTTTGGGCCGAATTAGGCTCTGGCACTGGCGGAGGAGGAAACATTTCTGTTGCAGGCATAGGTTCAGGAATCTTAACCATGGCCGACGATGCAGATGGTCCAAATAGAGCACTTCTGGAAGAGTACACAAACAACCCAGTTGCGTACTCTGGAAAAACTCTTTACTTAGCTGCTGTTGCCGGCCCCGGATATGGCCCATTTTCTATTGGATCAAAATTTTACTTTAACGAGGGTGGAGTGTGGCACCCATCACACTTCTTCAGTCTTGATTCTCAGGAATCTACTGACGTTCCTGAAACATTTCCCGACATGCAGGATATATTATCTCTCGACGCGACACGAACAGAAGATCGCGCAGTTCTTAGTGGTTTACATCTAAATGCGACATCTTATGGTGGCCGTGCTATTTACTTAAGTAACACAGGTAGCGTAGCAATTGGTGACTTCATTCACGGGAACAAATATTACTTTAATGAAGGTGGCACTTGGTTTGCGAGCACCTTTCACGCTGAGCCTGGAGACGAATAATGACCGATAATAAAAAAGAAAACGTAATCACATTTGAGCCATCAACCATCGAAACCGTTGATTTGGCCATGTTCGAGTGGCTTAACGGAGAGATGAACCTGCACACAACTTCAAACAGGGGATACAGCAAGGTTCCAGTAATCTGGGTTTCGGCAGAGAGAGCATTTCAGTCCAAGAGAAGTAAAGAAATGCGAGACAAAGAGGGAGCCCTTATTTTGCCCCTTATTTCAGTTGAACGATCCGGCTTTGAGAAAGATCCGAGCAACAAAGGCGTCGCATGGGCAAATGTACCACCTGTTAATGATGCCAAGGGTGGCTCTTTCATGATCACTCGGCAGATAAAGCAAGATAAGACTGCTAATTTTGCCAACGCGGATTCTAAGAAAAAGACCGGCCAAATAAACTTCCCAAGGAAGAACAAAAAAATTGTTTACGAAACAATATCGATCCCCTTCCCCGTCTCAATCAACGCGAATTACAGTATTAAGATTAGAACAGAGTATCAACAACAAATGAACGATCTTTTACAGCCTTTCATGACGCGCACTGGAAACATTGATTATTTCAAGATAAGTAAAGACGGTCACACATATGAAGCCTTCATCGACGGCTCATTTAGCTCTAACAGTAATGTCGAGGACATGGGTGAAGAAGAGAGGATGTATGAAGCTGAGATTGACATTAGAGTTTTGGCTTATCTCGTCGGAGAAGGATCTAATCAGGAGAAGCCTTTCGTCGTCCGGCGAGAAAACGCAGTTGAGGTGAAGATCCCCCGCGAAAGAACCATGCTCAACGAAGACGATTTCGATCTTTTATAGAAAAAACCCACTTAATACGCATAAAAAACACTTTTTCTGCTTTTGAAACTATTAAACACTAATTAATATGGTATATAATAGTACCGCGACCACTTTGCTCGCGAGTACCTAAAGAGGAGAACTTAACATGTCAGCAAAAAAGTTTAGATTCGTATCACCAGGAATTTTCTTAAATGAGATTGATAAATCTCTTTTGCCAAAAGAGGGAGCCCCAATCGGCCCTGTCGTTATTGGTAGAACAGAGCGCGGCCCAGGCCTTCGCCCTGTAACTGTGAACTCATTTTTAGAGTTTACTCAAATTTTCGGAAACCCGATTCCAGGTGGCGACACCGATGATGTCTGGCGCAACGGAAACCGAACCTCCCCAACATACGCTTCTTATGCTGCTCGGGCATGGCTCAAGAACGGTAGTCCTCTTACTGTTGTTCGTGTTTTAGGCGACGGCGATGAAGATCCGACCGCAGCTGCAGCAGCAGGCTGGGAGACACAAAACTCCCCAGGCCCATATTCTACTAATAATGGCGGCGCCTTTGGTTTATATATTTGCCAAAGCAGCTCCATCGTTAGTGCAGTTAACGGCACGTTAGCGGCAGTGTGGTACCTAGACGAAGGTTCAATTCGATTAAAAGGTTACAGCCAGGATGAAACCCTAGTAGGTGCATCCGGCTCCGGAGCCTCGCAGATTGTTATGTGTAACGATGCGAACTACGGCTTCCAAGCAGTCATCGAAGACGGTAGCGGCGTAGAGGTTCTGACAGCATCCTTTAACTTCGATGCTTCGTCAGACAAATACATTAGAAAACAGTTCAGCACTAACCCGACAAACCTCGGTACTGACAGTCCTTCCGATTTGGAATATTTCCTTGGAGAGACTTTTGACACCAGCTTGAAAACTGCTTTGCCAGATGCATCAGGCTCAACCGACTCCATGGCCTTTATCGTTGCGATCAAGGGAGCAAACAACCGTCGCACAGACTCTCAGTCTGCAGAATCAGGAATGATCATTTCGCAAGCCCAAGGCCCGACTGGTTCTCTCGTGACTAAAGATTTGTTCAAGTTCAAGGCTCTCGATTCTGGTGATTGGATTAACTCAAACGTTAAAGTTTCAATCACCGACATCTCGGCCCCAACGAACCCTGACTACGACCCCTATGGGACATTCACCGTCGAAGTTCGAGATGCTAGAGATACAGACACTAAAAAGAGAGTTTTAGAAACATTTACAGGATGTAACTTGAATCCAGATTCAGCTAACTATGTTGGTGCCAAAATCGGCAACAAATATGCAGATTGGAGTTCTATAGATCGCCGCTTCACTGAATACGGTGATTATGACAACCAGTCAGCGTACATCTATGTTGATACGGATTTGCTAGACAATAACCATCCAGGATCAGAGTGTTTACCATTCGGTTTCAAGGGTCCAAAAACTTATTTGAACCTTACGGGTGTTCTGAATACCTCCATGGGCTTGTTGGGAGATCCAGACATTCCTCATGCACCAAACGACGGCTACGTCACCGGTGGACTAGGCGGTTCAGGAACTATCACATGCACCGGACCAAAAATGTCTCTAAGATTGAGTTCCTCTGCAGGTGGATTTTCGGACCCAACCGCAGCTTATTTTGGTCTAAGTACGGACCAGCCTGAAAAAACAGTCTTCGACGGCTCTTACTCTGACATGGCTCGTATGATGCCGTTGATTAGCGATGCTTACAAAGAAGACACGTTCACCTTCTCCTTAGACGATGTTGCTTATGTCTCATCTTCTGTTACGGGAATCGTTCAGTACCAGGCCCGTTACGCTAACGGCCTTAGAGCGGATGGTTTTTCCATCACTGCTGGTGGACCTACCCCAACCGTAGGCGATGGCGGCTTAAGCGCAGACTTCAACCGTGTATTAGATGCAGGTTTTAATCAATTTACATTACCTCTCGTCGGCGGCTTTGACGGAATGGACATCACTCATCGTGACCCATTGTCAAACGCTATCCTCGAAGGGGAGACAGAAACAACAAATTACGCATTCAACTCAATCAAAAGAGCAATCGATTCAGTTTCCGATCCGGAAGTTGTAGAGATGAATGTCGCAGCGATTCCTGGTATCACCAATGAGTCTCTTACAAATCACTTAATTGAGACTTGTGAGCAACGAGCAGATTGCTTGGCCATTGTTGACCTTAAAGGCGGCTACGTTCCGGCATATGAAAGTGCCGACGGCGCAGACAACGGTTCTGTTTCTCAAACGATAACAAACTTGAGACAACGCTCGCTTAACAGTAGTTATGCATGTTCTTATTATCCTTGGGTTCAGACAAAAGACGAATTCGGCTCAGGTAAAATCCTTTGGATTCCGCCATCAGTCGCAGCCCTCGGTACTTTTGCAAGCAACGACAAGAAATCCGCTCCATGGTTCGCACCTGCAGGTTTTACTCGCGGCGGCCTATCAGACGGCGCAGCAGGCCTTCCAGTTATCGGTGTTCGCGAGCACTTGACAAGAAAGCTCAGAGATCAACTCTATGATAATAATGTTAACCCTATTGCTAAATTTCCAGCAGAAGGAATTGTTATCTTTGGTCAGAAGACAATGCAGGCTACTCCATCCGCTTTGGATCGAGTAAATGTACGTCGTATGCTTCTTCACGTCAAGAAGGGTATCTCGAACATCGCTTCTACGCTTTTGTTTGACCAGAACGTAGAGACTACATGGGCACGCTTCCTTGGGGATGCAGAACCTTTCTTAAGAGATGTTCAAGCTCAATTAGGCTTGACAGAATATAAGATTGTTTTAGACCAGACTACAACGACACCAGACTTGGTTGATCGCAACATCATGTACGCTAAGATTTTCTTAAAACCTGCACGTTCTATCGAATTTATTGCAATTGACTTTGTAATTCAAAGAACCGGAGCATCTTTTGAAGATTAAAGGTAGATGACACTATTTATTTGTGAAGAACAATTCATAAGGAGAACTTAAAAAATGGCAAACTTTTGGACAAGCCCGAACCGTGACCCGAAAAGGGCGTATAGATTCTTAGTCAACTTGGCTGCATTCGACGGAGGTGCCACATGGTACGCTAAGTCAGCAACGAAGCCTAAGTTCAACGTCTCTAACGCAGAGCACAAATACATCAATCACACATTCAACTACCCTGGCCGCGTGACATGGGAACCGATTACGATTACTATCGTTGATCCTGTGGACCCAAACGCCGCTCGTCAAGCTGCAGAGCTTCTACAGGCATCCGGGTACTACATCCCAGCCAACGAAAACACTAAAACGACTACGATCAACAAGAAAGATGCTACTGAAGCATTAAAGCGCGTTGAAATCACACAAATCGGAGAAGACAACACGGACATTCTTGAGAAGTGGGTTTTAAATAACGCTTGGGTTGAATCGGTTAACTTTAGTGACCTCGATTACGAATCAGACGACCTCAGCACAATCGAACTTACCATTCGTTATGATTGGGCAGAACTGGAGACGAGGGACGCAAACGGAGATTTGAAACGCTTCTTTACGACCAATAATACTCCAGACCAGTAGAAGAGAAAGGGGTGACTAATGTCATCAAGAAACAATCAGAAGAGGCTCGACGCAACAGACACGCCCGAGCCTCAACAGCCTATCGACAACCAAGAAAGTAAAAAAACAAACACGCTAAGCTTCGCAGTTCCAACGGAATTTGTTGATTTGCCTTCTCGCGGTTTGTATTATCCAGCCGGCCATCCGTTACATGGTGTCGAGAGTTTGGAAATAAAACACATGACAGCCAAAGAAGAAGATATTTTATCTTCAGAGGCTTTAATAAGAAAGGGTGTCGCAATTGACCGTATGCTGCAAAGCGTATTAATTGACAAAGATATCCAAGTAAAAGACCTACTTATTGGCGATAAAAACGCTTTAACCATCGCAGCCCGAGTAACAGGCTACGGCGCCGATTACGTCACAAATGTGACCTGTCCTGCCTGTTCTACCGAGCAAGAATTTGACTTCGATTTGACCGATGTAGAAATGATCGGTGCCTCTTTCGACCGGGAAGAATTAAACGCTGAACTTGACGACGTTGAGATCACAGAAAGCAACACTTTCCTGATAGATCTACCTAAGAGCAAACACAAAGTTGAACTTAAAATGCTCACAGGTGCAGATGAAGACAAACTAACGAAATTCCAGGCTAAAAAAGAAAAATCCAAGCTAGGGACAACTACCTTGACAGATACTTTGAAATCTATTATCATTGCTGTGTCAGGAGTGAAAGATCGACCACAAATTAACGAGTTTGTAGAAAACATGCCAGCCATGGACTCCAGGTTCCTCCGAGGTGTGTATCAAAAATTAGTACCAAACATCGACATGACACAAACATTCAATTGTGTTGAGTGCGGTCACGAGCAGGCTCTGGAGGTGCCTGTCACTACGGACTTTTTTTGGCCTAAGCAGTGAATATATAGAATCGGTCTACGAAGAAATATTCGCCCTAAAATATCACGGTAATTGGCACTTTTCAGAAGTTTACACGTTACCAATACAAATTAGAAGATGGTTCTTGAGAAGGCTTCAGAAACAAAAGCATATGGAAAATGAAGCAACCGAAAATGCCATGAAGAGATAATGATAGAGAGAGTTTTTATAAGTTCTCTCTATTTTGCTTTATATACTAATTATTAAGTGTTATAATACCATTGGAGGTTTTACAATGGAAAAAGAATTACAAGAATATACAATCGATCTCGGTGCTGCTAAACGTGGTGAGGTTAACGAGAGTTACCTACAGATGTTTGGCTGGGCCATCAAGTCTATTATGGGTGCCATGTTTGGCGGATCAAAGATCCCAGTAACAGTGAAAGGTTCTCAGACTCAAGTTCGCGACTTCGCGAAGGTGCTGGGTAAGGAAAAGAAATACCTTAACAACTACAAGAAGTTCGGACTAGACAATGCTCAAACGTACAAGAGCAGATATGCATTAGATTCGGCTGTTAAAAAATTTGAGAGATCCACTGGCTTAAAGTGGCCCTTCAAATAATCGGAGGGATAGCGAGTGTCCAAAGGTGCAACCAACGCACAAGTAAGAAATTTATCAAAGGCGATTAATGCGCTCAAGGACCAACTCCGCGTAGATTCAGACACAAACAAAGAAGATCTGAAAGATCTGACTAACATAGTCTCAGAGCTTAATGAAGAATATGAAGAGTTAAAAGATACACAAGCCGACGCGAACAAAGTTCAGGCAGCTGAGATTGAATATAAGGAAGCCGCGCTTGAACTACTTGCAAAGCAGATAGCACAGCAGTCCGACTTTGGCGATCTGAAGGGCGAAGAGCTTAAGACGGCAAAAGAGCAACTTGAAGCTGATAAAGAAAGGCTCGCATCCGGCAAAAAAGAAATAAGACAATTAAAAAAGAAAACGAAGGCGACAGAGGAATACTCTCAAGCTGTAGACGGTACCGTAGATGGCCTCGGGCAGATGCTGGGTATCACAGATCGCATGAACGGTGGCCTCTCGAAACAACTCCAGGCAATCGGCAAAAACACGAAAGCTCAAGAAAAGTTTCAAAAGAGCTTAAATGAAACGTTTTCTGCGAAAAACATAATGCTCGGCGGCATGCTCAAGTTTGGACAATTTGTGGCAACAAATATGGCCGCAGTGGTTACGGAGACAGACCAAGGGATAACATCTTTTAATAAACTGACTGGCATGACGAGTCAACTAGGCGGCAACATCGCCGAAGTAGCCAAGGGGTATAGACAATATGGAGTCACCCTGTCAGATGTTGCCCATGCTCAAACTGAGTTGATGAGGAGCATCCCCGCCAGCGAACTGAAAAATCAGGGCGTAGAAATCTCAA